TTGTCGTATTTGACCCGCCGCACCTGTGCAGTGCAGGAAAGACTTCGTGGCTCGGCATCAAGTACGGTGTGCTCGAAAGCACATGGCAGAATGATCTGCGCCGAGGATTCGAGGAGTGCATGCGCGTCCTGAAGGATTACGGCGTATTGATCTTCAAATGGTCGGAAGATCAGATCAACACGGCGGACGTTTTGAAACTTTTCCCCGTGCGACCGTTGTTCGGGAACCGGAGGGGTAAGACAATCTGGATGGTGTTTATGAAATTTCCGGAGGAACAACAACTACAATCGCAAAAACGCGGTTGAAAGCATCGAATATCAACCAAAAACTGGAAAATATGACAACTATCTATGCGAAAAACGTGATGAAGGAGTGGGGAGTATGAAAAGAATTGAGCAGTTTTCCTGCGAGTATTGTGGAGGGGTATTTGATACTGAAGAGAAGGCAATAGCATGTGAGTTACATCATGCACATCCTATTGGGGTCACGAAGAATCATTTTGTTTGTCAATGGACTTTCCCAAGATATGTTGACATTGAAATGTCCGACGGTTCTATCGAAAGATATGAGTTCTGTAAGCAACTCAGAAAGGCAATATCAAAGGAGGAATCCAAATGAACACATGGATAGGCTCGGGGCGGCTGACGAAAGACCCCGCCGTAAAATACACACAGAACGGGAAGGCCGTCTGTAATTTCACGCTGGCCGTTGACGACGGCTGGGGCGAACAGAAGAAGGCGTACTTTATCCCTGTGGTGTGCTGGGAGAAGCTCGCTGAGGCGTGCGGGAACAATCTCGTGAAGGGGCAGAAGGTCACTGTCTCGGGCAAACTCACGCAGCGCACGTATGAGAAGGACGGAGAGAAGAGACAGGCGTACGATGTGCTTGCACGAGACGTGGAGTTCGGCGAGAAGGCACGCGGAGCACAGGGGAGCACGGCGGTATCCGATGATGATATTCCGTTTTGAGGGGGAGTAAAAGTGGGACTGACAGCACTTCAGCGCAGACTTGTTCGCGCCATCATGGACTGCAACAATATCACGGAAGCGATTAGGAATGATGCGTTGCTTGTTGTTCGAGAAGATAAAACAGCCAAGAATGATGCCTTTTGTAAGGAGGCAATCAATCGTTTGGAGAAGAAAAACCTGTTGGATACTATGTCGCTTGCGGCAAACAACAGAAATATTATTGTGGAGGATTGCTCTGGATTCCTCGCAAGTCGTTACTACATCTCTACAAGAGAACAGGCGTTGTTCTGCCATATTCACAAAATGCGCCGTGTATCTCAACATATGAGCGAGATGCAAATACGTTATCTGAATGCGACATTGCTCTATGGAGAGAGCGGCACGGGGAAAACAACATTTGGGCGCTATATTGCCTATCGGTTCGGACTTCCGTTTATTTACATCAATCTTTCCATGACGGTGGATTCCCTCTTAGGAAGTACGTCAAAGAACATCTCCAAAATCTTCTCTGATCTTCAAGGGATTCCATGCGTGTTTATGATGGATGAGGTTGATGCAATCGGGAAGATGCGTGGGAGTGGCACAAACTGCGACGATGAAATGGCTCGCGTTGTTATTTCGATTATGCAGATGATCGACCGCATAAGTTCGGATATGATTCTCATTGCCGCGACCAATCGCTTGGATGTACTTGATGAAGCTCTTATCCGGCGATTCTCTGTGAGACATGAGGTCAAGAGATTTTCCCCAAAGGAGAATCAGGAGATGCTGAAACGCTTTGTCGATGATGTTCCTGTTGATTTTGCGCCGGATGAGATCAACGACATTGTGGAGAGATATGACGGGCGGGCACAGTCCTATCTGATCAACGTGTTGGTTGAGAGAATTGCAGATAAAGTTGTTGGGGAAGTGACTGAGGAGGGGCAAGATGACATCGGATGAACAGACGTTATATTTCTTTGCATTTCGGTATGCCTTGCCCCGACAATCCTATGCACTGTCTCTTGTGTCTGATCTCGTCCTGTGGCGCGTGGATGAGTTTGAGAATTGGCAGCTGCTAGACATGATCGGCGAGATTGAGGCGTATTGGGAGATGAATGGGAACATCCACCCGATTGACCGCGATGTGCAGCGGCTCTTTCGAGATCGGCTGAGGAATGCTCTTTTGGAGAGAAGCATAGAACGGGGAGTGCGATAAGCGTGTTACTGAAAATCATAGCACTGGTTATATCGTTGACGATCGGATACGTATGGTTTATGGGATGCAACAATGCTGCGTTATGCGATAGTGTCTTTCTGTATATGACTACCTATGCTGATTTGGGAATGTTCCTGGTTATGGAGTCTATGTGTGTAACGATTGGACTCTTGATTATTGAGTTTGTAGAGACTGAGAAACGGCGATAAACAAAGAGCGGCGTATCACCGCTCTTTTGGTGCGTAGACAGGAGAGATAACATGAGTCCGTGGGTGTTTTATGTGATTGATGTAGTTCATTCACTACGTATAGTGATGTTTATTACGACGTTCTTGTCAATCTTTTGTTTGTTTGTCGCGATGTCTTGCGACGACGATTATGAACCACTCCCACCACTCCCACTCGGCAAGTGGGAATTTCTTTTGATTTTTTTAGTGACAGGTGTTGTCGCCGCTATTCTTGCGATCTTTCTTCCGAGCAATGAAACGATGGTTCAAATGTTTGTTGCAGTAACGGGGACGGATATAGACCATATAAGGCAGATCGAAGAAGTGACAAATGCAATTTTGCAGAGATAGGAGGAATCATTATGAATTGCCCATGTTGCGGTGAGGATGAAATTATCCTCTACGTAAAAACAGAATTGTCGGCTTATGTTGATGAATACGGAGAAATCCAACTCTTAGAGGAGAATATGGGGGATGTGATGGACTGTGTTCTGGCTAATCTTGGTGTTCGTGGTAAATGTTATGGCTGCAAGCAGGAGTTTGACGTGGAGGTAACCAAAGAGATGGAAGTGAAACAAATGATACCGAAAAAAGGAATCTAGGAGGAGATAGGCGTGATTGAGAACGACGCAGCCTTGCAGATGGCAGATGAGATACGGCAGGATCGCAAACAGGCAGAATCCATGCTGCTGAACTATACGGAGGAGCTGAAAACCTACCGCCTGAAGCGCGAGGAGTATGTGAGAGGGAACAACGTACGGGGCAGTGGTGGGAATCTGCCGGGGCATCCAACAGAGGCAGAGGCTCTGCGCGGTGTCAAGTTTGATGAGACGTACCCTGCCTATACATGGCTGCGGGCGGTTGAGTTCGTGGAGCGCGGTCTATCGGAGCGCAAGCGGATATTTCTGGATGCGCGGCGTAAGGCGTCACGCGACAAGACAGGCAGAGGACGTAAGGCGTGGCTTGTTCGCACGCAGATGATATACTGCGAGGCGATGCGGGAGCGGTTTCTAAACTCGGAGTTTTTTGTGTCGGAGAACGTACTGAAAGAAATGTGGCGGTATGTTGTTGATCGTGTTTTAGAAGCATATCTCAAGTTGGAGCAAAGGAGACAAAGAGAATGAAAGAGCCTGATTTTCGCCTATGGTGTAGATCTGAAAAAAGAATGGGAAAAGTTATAGAAATTCGACATGATTGCATAGATTGTATTTCTACTGTTCGCGCACGATTTTATATAGGACATCAAAGGCTTGATAGGTATTACAGGATCATACCGCAAGCAAGATACAAAGATGTATCAATTATGCAGGCACTTGGTGTTCGTGACCGAAATGGAAACATGATTTATGAAGGAGACATTGTTCAATTGGGAGATGGCCGTATAATCAGTTGTACGTTTCGAGATAATGATGATTTGTTTGGTTTTATGGGGATAGAATTTGTTCGTTTCCAGGAAGAGTTTGAAATGTATGGAGGAGGTGTTTTGGGCAATATTTATGAACACAATATACATGGCGAAAAAAATTAAATAGACCCCTCCAATTAACGCCTTTTTCGGTGCTAAAATGTTATTGTGGGTAGTTTGGAGATAAGCCAAGCTACCGTACCTCCTACATCCCATAGCGGAAGCCGTCTCAATTGAGGCGGCTTTTCTGTTGAGAAAAGAGAGGTCTTTTTCATTTTTGATAGCAAAAGTGCGGATTTCAGATGTGAAATATAAAATTCTACGATTTTTTATATTTCGTTTGTGTGAAACATAAAATTTGTTTCAGCTTTCCATTTCAGTTTTTTAGTTTTGGATTTTGGTTTTTGAGAGGAGGTGGCATGATGCAGCGGTTACAGGAAAAATTTTGCATCGAATTTGTACGGTGTGGCAATGCCACCGAAGCTTACAAGCGCGCGGGTTACAAGGCACGCTCGGACAAAGTCGCAGGGACGGCTGCTGCTAGATTGTTGGGAAATGTTGGGATTCAACAGCGAATTGTTGAACTTCAGAGCGAAATGGATTCGCACAAGATTATGGATGCGGCAGAGCGGCGCGAACTCTTAACGCAATTTGCGCGTGATGAGGAGACGGCAAAGCCTGACCGACTCAAGGCAATGGACTTGCTCAACAAGATGGACGGGGTATACATCAACAAGACACAGGTGAGTGGAGCAGACGGTAAACCGTTGATATTCCGATGGGAGGGCGGCACATGAGTGAGATTGTGATACCATACACGCCGCGCCCGATTTGGCGTGACACAATACATTCTGCGCTTTCCAACAATCGATTTGCGGTACTTGTTTGTCACAGACGATTCGGCAAGACGGTCGGTACGGTCAATGAGATGATTAAAAAGGCGATCCTCAACGAGAAGAAAGCGCCTGTGTATGCCTATGTTGCACCGTTCCGTAATCAAGCGAAGCGTGTTGCATGGGAATACCTGAAGTACTACACGAATCCGATTCCGGGACGTACGGTGAATGAGTCGGAGCTTTATATCGAGTTGCCGTCGCGGTGTCGCGGCTCGCCTGGAGCAAGGCTCTATATCATTGGCGCAGATCATCCCGATGCGCTGCGTGGTATCTATCTGGATGGCGTCATTCTTGACGAGTATGCGGATATCAAGCCCGAACTGTGGGGTGGTGTTATCCGTCCTGCGCTTGCAGACCGCGAAGGATGGGCGGTGTTCATCGGGACTCCGAAAGGACAAAATCAGTTCTATGAGATGTACCAACACGCGGAGAAATCGGCGGGTTGGTATTCTTGCGTTTACCGGGCTGATGAGACGGGCGTGTTGCCCGAAGAAGAGCTTGCTGACATGAAGGCGCAGATGACCGAAATGGAAGTGCGTCAGGAACTTCTCTGTGACTTTACTGCCTCTGCCTCTGATGTGGTAATTCCGATTGACCTTGTCACTGAGGCGGCAGGGCGTGAGATGGACGCAGAGGATGTGCAAGGACAGCCTGTCATTATCGGCGTGGATGTGGCACGGTTCGGCGATGACCGTACCGTAATCTGTGTGCGGCAGGGGCTTCTCCTGCGTGAGATACGTACGTTCATAGGGGTTTCAACAATGGATACGGCAAGCGCGGTTGTTTCCTGTTATACGGAGTTTTCGCCTACGGCGGTGTTTATCGACGCGGGGGCGATGGGTGCGGGCGTGATTGATCGATTGCGCCAGCTTGGCTATCAGCCGACGGAGATCAATTTCGGCGCAGCTGCGATGGATACGGAGCGTTATGCCAATATCCGTGCGGAGATGTATTTCAAATGCCGTGACTGGCTTCAAGGCGGCGGTGTACTTACGCAGAACGCAGACCTCAAAACGGAGCTTGCGTCGGTGGAGTATAAATTTACGGCGGGCGGGCGTATTCTTCTTGAGCCAAAGGATAAAGTCAAGGAGCGGATGGGCAAGAGCCCTGACCTTGCGGATGCGCTTGCACTCACGTTCGCGATGCCGGTCTATGTACCGCATGGGAAATATTACGAGGCACGTCGTCGTGGGAAAATTCGTAAGGCAGGAAGTATGTGAAAGGAGGTGAGGCGATGCAAGGAAATGCGGCAGCGTATGACGCTGCGCAAAATGCTGCGCCGGAGGAGATCAGTCTTGAAACGCTTTCAGAGGATGCGGTCAAGAAGATCATGACTGCCTACAAGGCAGGGCGTGATGTTGCAGATCAATACTATAGAGCGACAGTAGAGCCTGCCCTCATCAAGCGCTATGACGTGTATCGAGCGGATTTAGACCACTATAAGGGGAAGTTTCCGAATCTCTCGGAGGACAGCAGCTGGGTTTCTCGTGATGTTAAGACGACAATCGACTGGATTATGCCGTCGCTCATGGAGGTGTTCACGGGTTCGGATGACCCTGTGGATATTGCGGGGGTGAATGTCAATGATGACGATAACGCGCGAAAGATTCAGCAACTCATCAGCTACTTTGTGACAAGAAAAAACAGCTTCTTCACATTCATGTATAACTTCCTGCGTGATGGACTCACGATCAACATGGGATGTGCCAAGGTCTACTGGAAGCGTGAGGAAGAACGTCAGCCGATGGAGGTGCTTGCCGATGCGCAGATGATGCAGATGATTCTTGCGGGCGAGGCAGCAGGTCAAATCGAAATCAAAGAGGCTGTGCCGGTCACTCAGCTCGGCGATCTTCTGCGTGTGACGTTTGACGTTGTCAATGTCAAGGTCAACCAGCCGATCATCGAGAACATGAGTCCCTCGGAGCTGCGTTTTACACCGGAAGCGCGAGACCTTCATCAATCCAAGTTCGTCGCACAGCGTAAAGTGGCGCGTGGTGACTACCTCAAGCGCATGGAAGCACAGGGGGTTTATCAGAATGTCGATGAGGCGATGGAGAAAACGGGGGAGGGGGTGCGGCAGACGCCGCTCCTTGACAAGAAGCACAACGAACGCATAGAGGAGATGCAAGGGCGCCTCTCCGATGGTGACAACGCCTCGAAGGAGTTTGAACTGTACGAAGCTTATCTCAAGGTGGACTATAACAACGACGGGATTTACGAGAACGTGATTGTCCATGCGGTCGGCGATACGCCGCTCAAGATTCAAGACAACGTGTTCGAGATGCCGCCGTTCTTTATTTTCTCCCCGGAGCATGATTGCTATGCAATCTTCGGTGAGGACTCCATAACAGATACACTTGAGCAACTTCAGGACCTCAAGACGGCGCTCATCCGGCAGATGATTATTGCGGTCGCGAAGAACAACGTACCGCAAAAGTTTGTGGATGAGAACAACGTTGATATGGACGCACTGCTCGAGCGCGCGGAGATTGTCCCCGTCAAGAACGGCACTTCTGCAAGTCAGGCGGTGTTTCAGCCGCCGCCGATTCAGATTGACAGCTCTGCAATGACGCTCGTGCAGTACGCACAGAACGAGATTGAGAGCCAGTCTGGCAGCACAAGGTACAATCAGGGGTTGGACTCCTCGAGCCTCAATCGCACTGCAACGGGTATTTCGGCGATCATGGGGGCGAGCGACAAGAAAATCAAGCTGATCGCCCGCCTTGCGGCAGAAACAGCGTGGATTCCGATTGTCAAGTTCCTCATCCTGCTCTGCCAGAAATTCGTGGATGACGGACAAATGATTCGCCTTGCAGACGAAAACATCGCTATCCGGCGTGAGGAGATCAGCATTGACTATGATCTCATCGTCAACGTTGGACGCGGAGCCTCTTCCAAGGAGATGCAGATGCAGTATCTCATGGTGCTCATCAATCAGCTCTATCCAAAACTCGAGATGGTCGGGATTGTCAATCCGGAGTCTTGGTACAACGTCACGAAAGAGCTTCTTGAGGTCATGGGAATCCGCTCGACGGAGAAATACCTGCTCGACCCGAATGGCGAGGCCTTCCAGCAGCAACAGGCACAGGCACAGCAAATGCAGCAGGCGGCAGAGCAGAAACAGGACGCTCTGATGCAGGCGGAACTCCAGCTCAAGCAGGATGATGTCAAAGCAAAAACACTCGCCCGTCTCTCGGCACAGTTTAAGGACTTGCCGATTGACGCGCAGATTTCCGCCTTGCAGCAGCTTGGGCTTTCGGCGACGCCGGAATCTATGCTCGAGAAGATCGCGCGGGATGAGCGCCTTGCAGAGAACCATAACAGAGCCTATCAGGCATGGCATGAAGGGATGGGGAGCGGATGGAATACAGCGACAAGATGAAGCTACAGGAACGTGCCGCAGAGGGGGCGGAGGCGACGTTTTTGCTCACAGAGAAGTTCTCCGACAAATGGCTTGCGGAGGTGGAGCGGAACGTCTTGGGGCGCCTGAGCCGTGCCGCAAACGCAGGCGAGCTGGTAAAGATTCAGGCGGACTATCAGGCGGCGCGTGATTTTCACGACGGTCTTTTGAGCGTGTCCCGCAAGGGGCGCGAGGCTTTGAAGAAGCTCCACGAGGAGCAGGTAAAGGAATAAGGAGGATATCGAATGAATGACTGGGTTTTTGAGCTTCAGAGATTTGCAGAGGGAGATGCGGCGCAGAGCACGGAAGCGAATACGTCCGCAGCTTCGGAAGAGTTGCAGGAAGGTGCTTCCGAGAGTGCGGGAACGCCGCCCGCCGTAGAGGAAACTGCGGCAGATCAGCTGCCTGTCGGTGGTTTTGCTATTCAGGTAGACCCTGTGACAGGTGCACGCACGGTCGTTGAGATCAAAGGAGAAGAGGCTGACGGAACGCCCCAGGCGGATGGGGCGCTCCAGCAGACACAGGATGCACCCATAGCCCCTGTCGCGCCTGCTGCCTACAATGCAAACGAACTTCTTGCGGCACTCACGACGGGGATGGTGGATGAATCCCGCATTTCGGATGATCTGCGCCCGTACTATGTTGCGATTCGTCAGCAGCAACAGATTGCAGCCCTCACGGCGCAACAGTACGCGCAGCAACAGACGATGCAGATGCCGCAGGTGCCACAGCAGGATGCACAGGCACCAACGCCACAACAGACCGATCTTTATCGCAGGATTCAGAACGCGGCCGAGGAAAAGGCGCTCCAAGACCTCGGTATTACGCGTGAATCTCTTGCTGATCTGTCTTATGCAGACTCGGAGGAGGGCGCAAAGAAGGCAGAGGAGTTCCGTGTTGCTGTCCAGATGAATGTGAATGCGATCACGCGTGAGATTGATACGTATCAGATGGAACTCCGGCAGCAGCAGGCGGAGGCGCAGGCATTCCTGCAGGAGTTTGCTCCGAAAATGCAGCAGGTACAGAGGGAGGAGCCGAACTTCAACCAGATTGACCTGATGATGGAGAACTTCTATCAGCAGCTTCCCTATCAGGAGGCGGTACAGGTCGCAGCGGCGATTGAACGCTACAAGAACGGTACATGTACGCGTGCGGACATTCCTGTACTTGAGTCTTACTACAACAAGACCCGTGCAGCATTCTACGCGAAGCAGACGGGGCTTTCTTCTGCGCCGACGCCTGCGCCGAAAGCTGCACCACCCCAGGTAGAAGGAGCAGGAAAGGTTGCTCCGAACGCACCCGATCAGGTCGATTGGAGCGCAATACGGACGATGGGCGTACGGGAACGTAGCGAGTTCCTGCGTGCACATCTTTACTAAGAGTTGTTTACAAGAGGTGATTATTTATGGCATTGGTAGCAAAGTCGGTGTCGCAGTCTACGACCTATGAGGCAGTCGGCACGAAGGACGATTACAGCCGTATTGTTACGAACATTGACCCTGACATGACGTTTTTCCTGTCCAATTTCGGGACAGCGACAGATGCGAAGAGTCTCAAGTTCAACTGGACGACGGACGGGCTGAAGCCTCCGCAGGAGAACGCATACCCCGAGATGACGGATTATGTGACGGACAAGGTCGGTTCGCTCGCGCAGTGGGACAACCGCTGTCAGCACTTCATCAGTTCGGGGCGTGTGACGGATGCACAGCGCAAGCACGCAAAGGAATATTCCCCCGAGGATGAGTTTGCACGCCAGAAGGTGAACGCGTTCAAGCAGCACGCACGCGACATCGAGTATGCGGTTGTCTTCAACCGCGCACCGCGCGATGAGTCGCCGGGCAATCCTGCGCTCACGGGTGGCGTACGTTACTTCCTCGAGGAGGAGGTTGAGGATGTGACATTTACGGGCAATGTCTGTGCCTGTACGGCAGCCCACAAGCTCGACACGGGCGATTTCGTCTATTTCAAGGCGAAGTCTGGTGCGGGCAACAAGCTCCCGACGGAGGTTGCGGCAAATATGCCGTACTACATCCGCAAGGACACTGACCCGAAGAAGTTCACACTCTATAACAGCATTGACGATGCGATCAAGAATGTGAATCAGGTCACGCTTTCGACGGCAGGTCAGGGTGTGCAGATGGTGAAGAACAACGTGTTTGGCGCGGGCGACGCGCTCCTCACCGAGGATCATATCAACGACTGCATGGAGATGTGCAGCAAGCGCGGCGGCAATCCAACGCTTGCGGTCATGTCGGGGCGCCTCAAGCGCCGTTTCTCTGAGATTGTCACGGGCGGTGCGACCAAGCAACGTTTCTCGAAGGACAAGACGGCAACCAATGTCACGGATGTGTACGAGTCCGACTTCGGCGTGATTCGCGCCGAGGTGCACCGTATGTATTCCGATACAATTGCGGATTTCATGGACATGAACTACTGGGATATGAAGTGGTTCGACCGTACGCACGAGGTCACGGGGCTTGCCAAGAAAGGCTCGTACGAGGAATTCGTCATCGAGTCGTGGCTCGGGCTTCAGGGCACACAGCCGAAGGCTTCGGGGTCGATTTACAACATCAAGCGCGCCTAAGAGCGCATAGGTAGAGGGCTTACCCATTTGGGGTGAGCCCTTTTGTATTGGAGTGATTCTATGATTCTGAAACAAAAAATCTACGAGGAGGATGGGAAGACGATCCTGCGCAACACGTTCGACTGTTCGGAAGCAATCGAAACGGCAAAGCAGATATCGGATGAGGGCGGGCGTGGGAAAAATATCATCCCGCTGGGGGTTATCCCGCCTGAAATGTGGTTGTCGAACCCGTGGCTCATTGAGGCGCGCAAGGCAGAGCAGGGGGGTGATAAGGCTGAGTTTATCAAGCTTTTGCGGAAGTTCTTCGAGTTGTTCCCTGCGTTTTCTGTACATCACGACCATTCGCGTAAGTTGTGGAAGGGAGGTGTGACAAGTGATTGAGGCAAAGCATCTGAAAGAAATGGTGCGCTGGAAGGAAAAGGACATGGACGAGGTGCGGTTCTCGGACTACGAGATTTACCACGCTATGAACGAAGTCCTCCGTTATATCCGTGCGCGTCTTGCCAATCAGCAGAGCGATCTCCTTGAGCGCGAGAAGACCTATGAGATTGACAGTTTCGTGAACGGTGCTGTGGAGCTTCCGGATGATTTCACGTCCGTCAAGGGCGTTTATCGGCTGTCCGATCATTACCGGCTGCATGCCGTCTCGGACGATCATGTAACGCCAAATACGTTCCGCCTCTTTGCAGGGCGTATCTATGCGGAGGTGGGCATTCGACTTCACTACTATGGCAGTTTGCTGCCGGTCAAGGACGGCGATACAATCCCGCTGCCCGATACCTACATCGACACACTCATCAAACTCACGCGGATGGTCCTGAACAACACGGATGTGGACACGTTGACACAGGCAGTGACGGCAGAGGTGGATGCAATCGTTCCGCGCCGCAAGTGGAATAATGCGCGTCAAAAGATGCCGTTCTTTGTCTGAGGTGTTGCCATGAAAACGAGCAAAGCGATTGATGAGATCAAGGCGGCGGGGCATGACATTTCGGATGAGTACAGCCGCGCGGAATGTCTTGGCTTTCTCAACACAGCCATTCATGAGGTGTCGGGGCTGCTCATTGCGGCACGTTCTCCGATGATGGTGCGGGAGATTCTGCTGCACGACGGTGAGAGTGTCCCATCTCACTATGTAACTTCTGCGGGGCAGTATCCCATGCGTATCACGGGACAGACGGTGCAGTTTGTCGACCCTTCGATGGATGAGATACGCTTTCGTTATTTCGCCACGATGCCACCTATCACGGATGAGGAAGGCGATTTGCCATTCCCTCATGATGCACTCAACGATTACGTCCTCAAAATTTCAATCCTGCACGCGCTCAACCGCAATGAGTATGACCTTTCGCAGGACAAGGCGCTTGCTGATGAGTTCCGCGCCATTCTCACGGGGGCGGTGACAATGAATGGCTGAGATTCAGAAGAAGGTTCTTCACGTACCGACACTTCCGGCTGCCATTCAGGGGGACGGGCGGTACCTGCTTTCGCTCCTGCGTAGTTTTCTCACGGAACAGACGGCACAGATCAATGCGGCCAACAGCTTTACGGCAGATGATGTGGATGCGGACAAAGAGGGCAAGGTGCTCTCCCCGCGTAACTTTCGGTTGACGTTCTCAAGGCTCGGTGGACTCTTGCAGTGGGATCATTCACTGGATGCGAAAGACCTCAACTATTACGAGGTGCGCACAAACAGGAATGTCGGCAGTGAATTTGGACTGCTTGAGCGTACGACACTTGCGCAGTCTGATCGTTTGCCGCCGACATATGTGGGGCACATCTTCCTCTTTGCCATAGACAAACAAGGACACGTGAGCCATCCCTCTGAGCTTTCGTATACCAAGGCACGCCCGACAAAGCCGTGTGATGTGGCGATGACAAAGACACAGGAAGGGACGCTCATTACCTTTCTTGACATTCCTATTGACTGCATTGGCGCGTATGTCTACATCAACGAAGTGCGCTATTCCTCGGTGGATAACCTCTTTCTCTACACAGATGGAGCGATTATTGAGCGGCTGCGCGTCGCCTACTACGACCAATACGGAGAGGGAGAGTCAGAGGTCATCTACTGCGTTATGCCGAATGTGGAGAACTTCATCGTGGAGCGCAATGGGGCGCAGTTGGATTTCTACTGGGATCCTCTGCCAATTTACAATGTCCGCTATGAGGTCAAGGTCGGAATTACGCCTGAATGGAACAAGGCGCTCACGATCTTCACGACAAAGCTCAACAAGCACCGTTATGTGTACCCGAATACAGGGCGTTATTACATGCTCATCAAGGCGATTGACGAGCACGACAACTATTCCCGCAATGCTGCGTACTTCCTGCTGACGAACGAGAAGGATATCCACAAAAACGTGATTATCCGGCTCGATCAGGAAAAGAACGGGTATCCCGGGATAAAGACGAATCTCTACTACGACATGGCGCGTGAGGCTCTTTTGCTCGAAAAGGATGCCCTGCGCGGGGAATACCTCATCGATGTGACACTCCCGCAGAAATACCGCGCCCGCAACTGGCTTGAGGCAAGCGTCATTGGAGAAACAAATAGCGATCTCGTGTGGGATGACCTCGATTTTGCATGGGACAGCGAGGAAGCGGCAAATACCATGTGGAATGGCACCGTAGGCGACCTCAGGGGCGTTGAGGTGCTACATGAAATTGCGCGCCAAAACACATTGGATATAGCGCGCTTCCTTGTTGTTATTCCGCTGGATGGGAGTCTTGCGGCGACGGGGGCAACTGTTGACCGACAAAAGGATATAGAATATGCGCCGTCGCGATGGACGCAGGGGCTGCGCCTCTCATGGAAGAGTGATGTCGTCTATAAGGCGCAGATTCCACAGCTGTTTTCGATGATGTTCTGGATTCGTCTGCATGACGGATTGCCGGACACGCGGATATTTGCCCTGACGGGCGCGGAGAGTCTTGTACTTGAATATGATCACCGTCTCAATGAGTTTCAGTTGATTGGCTCGGATGGTGTCTATGTACGCGCAAAAATTGATTTTCGACCGAATGACTGCCTTGCCGTCGGTGTTGTGCAGGAATCCGCAGTGAGGCAGCTTTTTTTATACAGCCTTTCAAGGGACGTGTATGCGGAGGGGAGCGCTTCGGCGCGACCGCTCAGGAGTCTTGGGAGGCTCCTTTTCTCAGGCAGATTCAGATAGGAGTGATGGATATGAAGATGGACAGTGGTATGCACATGAAGGGGTGTTTTGAGGGGATTCTTCGCCATGCGGATGGCACGGAGGAGATCACACGCAAGGACAACATGATTGTCGATGCGGGCTTTGACCTCATCTTTGACCGCCTTTTCCAGAATCAGAACGATGGCAGCGCAAATAAGGTCCTGCAATACATCGCCGTCGGTACGGGCACGAATGAGCCGAATGCGGAGCAGACAAAGCTGTCGGCGTTCCTTGCAGCGCATACGGTAGAGTATTTCCATACCACAGGGACAAAGGAGTGTAAACTTGTCGCGACGTTCCCGACAGGGGAGGCGGTCGGGGCAATCACGGAGGCGGCGGTTTGTTTCTGCCCCGATGGGACGCCCTCGCAGACGAATGGCTACGGGATATTCGACCGTGTGACGTTCCCTGTCATCAACAAGCTCGCCAGTGATGTCTATGTCTGCATATTCAAGTTTGTCCTCGAACCACTTCAGGGGTGATATAGGAGACACGAAGCATGAGCGCGGATATTCAGCTGAACAGGAGACTCAAAAGGGCGTACACGTTCGATGAGTGCGCCTTCGATTTCGCAGACCTGCGCTGTGCGCGCCCCATTGCGTTTTTTGGGGACACGGAATTCACGCAGGAAAAGGCGGTATCCGTTGGTGTGACGGAAGTACACGCACGAACCGTTGCATATCGGCGCGCTTTCGGGGAAGAGATTACCGCATCGGAATCCTGTGAGATCAAACAGCCGTTCTTCTCTGTATTTGAGGAGCGGATGTCTTTGGCGGAATCAACGCCTCCCGCTCCCGTTTCTATTTTTGTGAAGAGCATCGGGGTTTCTCATCCGGCTACACCTATGCTCAAAACACGTGCCGAAAGCAACCTCTACATAACAGAGCAGAGAACGAATCAGCTCTCCCGTGCGTATACATCGGGCTTTGCCGTCCAGGAGAAGCATAGCCGAGAGTTCACGGCACAGCGCACCTTTGTGGAGAGAATACCACTGCGCGTGACGCACGGCATGCGTATTGAACAGACACACATCGAGCGCCTCGGGATACGAGGAGAGATCATTCCTGCTCCACGCTCTGAATTTACCGAGCGCATCTCTATCTATGACAGTGTTCTGCGGACAAGCGATGCGTCTCTGTCCGGTGTTGCAATCGGAAACAGCATGACGTTTGAGGAGTTCAAAAAGCGTATCCTTCGTCCCGTCGGATTTGAGGGATTCCGCCCGTTCCATGTCGGTGACTACGAGTATGAGAGGGCGATCGTGCGCATCTCCATAACGGCGGGCAGCTTCGGCGCGATTCCGGAGATTTATGATGTTGTCATGAATGTGGATATCGACGACACCGTGGATCGCGGCACCACGCGGATGAAGGCTGAGGAGACGGTCGTCCCGTTCCATAAGCATTATTACACGAAGCCTGAAGTCACGGCGACACTCCTGAGCGGAAACACGGCAGATGGCATTGTGCTGCCTGAGATTACGGCGATTGGCACGGAGTCCTTCACCTGTATTCTGCGTAAACGGGACGGCTCTGCGGCGGCGGGTACAATCTCATGGACGGCGGTTGGATATTAAGGAGGGCAGCAGATGCAGAATTTCAGGATGCTGCAAGGGCAGGAAAACGTCAAAAACAGCCGCGAGGCAATCAATGATAATTTCGTTGCCGTTGCAAGCAATTTTTCGGGGGATTCCTACCCCACGTCGAATCTCTATGTCGGCATGAAGTTCTATCACACCATGGAGCGAAAGACCTATACCCTGCGGCAGCTTGACCCTGTGCGATGGGATGAGGATACGCCCGACCGGCTGAAAAACGCGCGAAACATCAGCCTTACAGGGAAGGTGCAGTCAGAGAAAATCGCGTTTGACGGATCTGCGGATGCCGTCATCAACGTCACTCGAGTGGAAGCGGACGTGTGCAACGGGAACTCGGCGACGGCGACGACAGCATTCGGCGTGAGAGGCGCAATCTCTTCGCAGAACGCACCGCGTCATGTGTGGTTTTCCGGGGTAAATAACGAGACGCAGCGGGAATATGCGAACAACTTCATGTATAACCCTGTGACGGGTACGCTTGCAGTGCCTAGAGTTGAAGGTACAGCGTCGATCTCTGAGCGTTCCTATACCGCAGATAAGGCGGGTGCAGACGGGAGCGGGGCGAACATTGCCGCAACCTACGCCCCGAAGAGCGGTGCGGGCGCATACGGGACGTGGGGAATTAACATCGGAGGCCGGGCGGAAGTCGCGAATGTCGCTGACCGCGTCGGCAACGATTCCGCAAATATGCGCTTTCACTGGAACGGACAGGGAGGGCAGCCGTCGTGGCTGTGGGGCGGCAACAGCCCTTACGATGCCTATGTCTGGAATCCGTCGAACTTCAACGTCAACCATGCCAATACGGCGAATTCGGCAGGGGCGGCGAATACAGCAGGAAGAGCCAACACAGCAGAACGAGCGGACAGGGCGGACAGAGCGGGTACTGCAAACTATACATCGGGATATTCGGAAAAAGCCAAGCGTGCGGATGCGGCGGGATGGGCGGACGGCGCACAGCGGGCAAAATCTGCTGAGCGTGCAGATGGCGCAGGATGGGCGGATAATGCCGGACATGCCAATCATGCAGATCGTGCGGGATATGCGGATAAGACCGGATATGCGGACAATGCGGGGACGGTTGGGGGGAAGTCGGTTGAACAGATCAGAAACGAAAGTTCAAGGGTGGCAGTTCTTTCCGGGACAATTAACGATGGTGAAACGATTCCTCTCCCCGATGGGTATAGCGAGGCACAGTGCAAGTGGCTGGTATCAATGAGGCAGCGGAAATATGACGGAGATGCAACTTTTGCATTTGATTGCTATACAAATGGAAGAACAGCAGTTTGTCATTTTTTTGTGAGTGGGGCAAAGCATACCATAGTAAGGCCCGCGATAGTAAACTACATTGTAATTGGGGTGAAATAATGTACTATATTTTTGATAAAGACGGTAGTTGTATCGCGAGCTGTGACGGCAAGCCGAATATGGACGATCTTGCAACGCGCGGAGAAATGGCGCAAGAGAGTGCGGAGACTCTTGATATCGCGCAGATTCAGCTTGTCAACGGGGAGATTGTCGTGAAGCAGGAATAGAATGCATAGCACAGCAACGGAGGTGAACCTATGCAGGAATACAGAGATGTTCTCGAATCCAACACCGTGCAGGAAATGCGCACGATGGTCAACGACAATTTCAACACCATTCGTTCTACGCATGCGGGCGCGGCATTCCCAACGGAAAACCTCGTGCTCGGGATGAAGTGTTTCCGTACGGACGAGAAGAAGACGTACACGCTTGTGTCGATAGATCCTCTCGAATGGGCGGTTGAGGCGAGCGGCGGGGATATTGTCAATGCGCAGAAATACCTTGCGTTTGTTGGAAGGGAGGCGCTCGGGCGGCTCACGGATTGGAGCGGACTGTTCAACCGTGCCCTGAGCGTTGAGGTGGTGGACTTTGCCGATCTTGGGATAGGTGTATATGTAACGAACATGAGCAAGATGTTCCACGACTGCGTGTCGCTCAAGACGGTACTCAATTTGAACCTGCCGTCGAGCCACGTTGTCAGGGACGTGCATGGGATGTTCTCGGAATGCACGGCGCTCTCTGTTCTCGATGTGACGGGATTCAAGGCAGAGAATATCGAAAATTTCATGGAGATGTTCAGCAATTGCCGTTCTATCAAGGTGCTGGATATGTCGCAGTGGAAAACAGGGCGCGCAACGAACATGTGCCGAATGTTCTATCGGTGTCAGGCGCTCGAAGCCCTTGATGTTTCAAAGTGGAACGTGAGTAAATGTACGGACTTTGCCGAGATGTTCCGCGATTGTCACAAGCTGCGTGGGCTGAACTTGACCGCATGGGATACGTCGAAGGCGATAGCAATGGGCGGGATGTTCCGCAGCTGTGGGAATTCACTGGTGGCTCATGAAGGCTCTGGCGATTTTGCCGCTGTTCATGTGATTCCGTTGAAACTTGATCTCTCTGCGTTTGACCTCTCCAATGTGGAGACCACGTCTCATATGTTTGCCTACGCTAGATGTCAACTCACCATTGGCGAGAAGATGCGCAAGACTTCAAAATGTAAGAGCATGGACAATATGTTTCTGAATTTCTGGGCGGACGCAGAGCCTGTGATTGACGGAGCTGAGTATCAGCCGTCTGTGATCGGAACAGACTATACAATTAATGATTATGGAACGACTTTTCCAGCATCGTGCAAGAAGACCATTTTCACAGCGTTTGACTTTTCCTCGGTCGAGGATATGTCGGGGATGTTCGAGGGCGTATATGCTGTGAATTGTACGCTGAATGATAAATTTACAGGAGTGAAAGATCAGATTTCACGTGGTCTGATCTTCCATGTATCTACTCCGAAGGTGCAGATAATCTCACGGATGTTCTATGCGGCAAACGGCGCAGACTTCATTGATTTCTCGATGGATATGGGCAGCGTTACAAATGTGATGTGGCTGTTCAGCGGATGGCTTGGAACGTCTATACGGCTGCGGAATTTCGATACACGGCACATTGGGAAGAGATTGGAACATGTTGGGGAGACACTTTCTCTTGTAGAACGATACAACATGGACAGGGTATTCGCGGGATGCCGAAACCTGCGCTATCTCATCATCGACGGGACGGAGTTCAGGTTCCGGCTCTTCACGGATATTCTTGCCGATCTGCCCTCAGGATGCCGCTTTATCGTGCCACGTGCGATGATTGCGACGTATAAGACGCAGGATTTTTGGAAGAACTATCCAGACCGCTTTATTGCGATGGAGGACTGTCAACTCTACGGCGCGTATGTAAAGAGCGCACCTACATAACGAAAGGAGATTGCCATGCAGTACAAATTAAAGGACGAATGGACGGACATCACGGAAAAGCAGGGGACGCTCTATGCGCCTGAGCGTGCAGTTGAAATCTCCACGGAAAAGGTGAACGGCTCGGGCTTTATCCTGCCGCCGCTGAAACCCTATCCCTTCAAGGGGACGATCTTTGCACGGGCGGCGAACGGACATGCTGATCTGAATGTCGTGAATATTACCCTGCCGACGAGCTGAAGAAGGTGACTTTATGCGGCGGACGATGAAGCATAACGCGACACAGTTCGTGTTTAATGACTTCTCTGGCGGAATCAATGTCATGAGCGAGGGCGATCTCATCGCGCAGAATGAAATGCAGGAATGCCAAAATTTCTGTTTTCTCGGGTATCAGCGGTCACTGACAGCACGCGGAGGTCTCTCAAAGCCGCTCATGAAGTTCCCCGGAGATGTGATGGGGACGTACTATGACATTGACAGCAACACCTTCCTCGTATTTCTCCTGGACGGCAGCATTTATCATGTACCGACACTCCGCGTTCCGCCGGAGAAAATCGGAAGGCTCACGGGCGGCAGGCGTCCGATCTGCGCGAAATTCCAAAATCGCATCTGGATTGCCTCAGGAGAGAAATTGCAATTCTATAATTTCTCTGAAGAGAACAGTGTGCAGACCGTTTCGAATGGTCCCGTGTGTGACATTGTATTCGAACGCGGGGCGCGGCTCTGTGCAGCGCGGACGGGAACCGACCGCCTCTATCTTTCAGGTGTGGGCGATGGGGAGCAGTGGAATACGGATGATAACGATGCCTCTACGGGTGCGTGGCTGGATGTCGGCTACGGGGACAGCGCGGACATGATCGCGGTCGTTCCGCTTGCCACCGATCTCCTCATCCTCAAGAATAACGGGATGATTTATCAGCTCACGGGAGATAGAGAAATCCCTTCATGGGTCGTCTACCGCGTAGCAACACAGACGGATGCCGTTGGGAGGAACTGTGCGGAGGCGGTCGGAAATGATGTCGTATTCGTGAGCAGGCAGGGCGTGAAAACGATGTCGACAACGATGGATTATGGGAATATTGCACAGGGTGATATTGGTGAAAAATGGAATATCCTTGTAACGAGCGGGCTGTATGAACCTGCTCTTTTTCATCTGCGGCGACGAAAGCTCCTGCTTATCCAACCCAAAGGGAAGAGCAACGCGCTCATCGCCTATAACTATGCCGTGCGAGCGGCAACAACACTGAAATTCCCGCTTCCGATTACGGCGATGAACGAGACGATGGACACGGTTGTCGTCGCCTCGGGCAAGGAGCTCTATGAGATGGACGAAGAAAATCTTGCGGACGGTGACACACCGATTGAGTTTCGTCTGCGTCCGAAAGACATTATCGGCACGGAGAAGCTTCTCGTGCGCGGCGTAGATTCGTCGATGGCTGCCGCACAGGCAGGAAACGTGCGTGTGGAGATCGACAACATGAGGATCGACATGCCCGCGAATGCCCGCCGCAAGGTGCGCTGCAATCATTCTTCGCCGCGCATACAGACAACGGTGAGCGCGAATATCCCGTTTCAGATCAAGCACCTCATCTTGGAGGTGGCTGATCTATGACGCTCTATGAGTGGATCGCCTTTTATAATCGCAAGAACCCGGAGGATCCATTCAAACCAACGGAGGGATTCACGTTCTTTTTTGTTGCGGATAAGGGATTTTGTGAAGTCCGTTTTCTTGGCGGCATGGTCATCATCGGGCAGATTGCGGGCGATGCGCGTTTCTTCAAGGAAAAGGTGGAGGAAGCCGCCCGTAAAATGGACATTCGCGAGGGCGGCACACTCTGCATCCGCAAAGAAATACGTGCCTACATTCGGCTCTTTGGCTATCGCATCGACCGGACGGAGCATCTGCCGGATGGGACAAAGAGATATTTCTGCTCCCATCGAGAGACGGGGAAATGGGGGCAAGTGTCGCCCGCTTTCACCTATGACAAGACGGGGGAGCTTGCCTATCTCATCACATGGGAAATCTAAAGGAGTGACAACATGAAATGGTATCGAAGCCCTCTTGATGATGGGGAACCGTGGTGCTGGCAGGAAGAGAAGAACGCTTACGTAGAGAGCCGCTATGGGCGCCTGGTGCGCTACAAGGGCGGGAGCAGTACGACGGTCACAAACTCCTATACGCCGTCTGAGGGAGAAAAGCAGCTCTCACAGGCGGCGGCGGACTACGCAAAGAAGGTTGCGCCGAATGCGTACTACCTCAACGACCTTGGGCGTTCTCTTTTGCAGAATTCGCTCGGTGCGGTGCAGGTGGACTTTAACTCACTCAATCAACAGGCACAGCAGCAGAGCGCGGACGCGGCACGCGGGATGGGCGGACTGATCGGTTCGAACAGCGCCGCAACGGCTGCGGCAAATGGGGCGCTCGGGAGCGTTGCAGGTCAAATGGGACAGCTTGCCGGGCAAAATGTCGGACGCCTCTGGACATTGGGAGACCTCTATAAGAGCAGTACTGCGGGGACAAACAGCGCGCTCGGTCGTGCATCCGGTCAGCTCGGTGCACTTGCGGCGAGGAATGCGGGACGCCTCGGAGGACTCGCGGGATTATATCAGAGCGGCGCAACCGCCGCAAATGGAGCACTCAGTGCGGCAAGCGGTGCGATCGGGCAGTCGGCGGCGACGGCAAACGGAACGCTCGACTCACTTGCAAACGGAGTTCTCCCCTCTGCCTATCAGGCGAATATGGAGAAGAGTATCAGCTCTGCGCTTCAAAACACCACGGGTAAGACGCTCGCGAATCTCGGCAATCGCGGCGTGCTAAATTCCTCTGTGACAACGGGCGCGATGAGCGATATCCAAAAGAATGCCGCCAATGAAGTGGCACGGCAGTATCAGGCAAATATCAATCAGGTTGCAGGACTCGCGCAGCAGCAGAATGCGAATGCGGCGCAGGCGGCAAATACGATTGCGGGGTACGCACAACAGCAGAACGCAAACACCAATGCACTCGCCAACAGCCTCGGCAATCTCTACAACACGCAATACGGTCAGCTCTCGGGGGCACTCGGACAGCAGGCGAACATGGCACAGCAGCAGCTTGGCAACACGAATGCGCTCGCCGGGAACCTCGGCAACCTCTACAACACGCAGTACACACAGGGGATGAATGCGCTTGGACAACAGGCGAACCTTGCGCAGCAGCAACTTGCCAATACGCAGGAGAACAACAGCCGGAACAGCGGATTGTACGGGAATCTTGCGAATATGGCAGGGTCGCGGATTGCCCTTGCCGCCGCCGCACAGGAGGCAGCACAGAATCCGGCGTTCCGTGCATGGAACGCGTCGATGGGCCTCAACGGAGCGAACACACAGGCCCTTGCCGGAATTGCGGGCAAGGGAACGAGCACACAGACCACACATCAGTCTGGTGGCGGTGGATTCGGCGGCTTCTTCGGCGGGCTCCTCGGCGGTGCGCTCGGCGGTGCGGGGCAGGCGCTTGGGGCGGGGCTCTTCAGCAACTGTTTCCCGCCGGGCACAAAGGTGAAGATGGCAGATGGTACGGAAAAGAGCATTGAGCACATCGAAGTCGGCGAGAAGGTCATGTCATACGCAGATGGTGAGGAGAGGGAAGCAGAGGTCGTCCATGTGATGAATCGACACTTTGCGGATGTCTACAACATTCAGTGTCAGCTTGCGCACACAATGGCGACGCTCTCGCAGCCGTTCCTCATGGAGGACGGAATGTACAAGACGCTCGGAGAGATGTGCATCGGCGATGTGCTCTACGGTGTCGGAGCGGTATACGGGCTCGTTTACAGCGGCAATCGTCCCGTACACGATATTGAGGTCAGCGGAGCGAACACCTACATCGCGGATGGTTTTGTGGCAAAGGGCGGCGACCGGAGGACATGGCAGGAGTGAGGGCATACAAAAAGCGCTGTGAGAGTGTACAGCGCTTTTATGGTTATGCCTTCGTGACGCCCAGCTCACGCATAAGGGCGTTTTGGAGAATGTTCGAGAAGTTGATGTTGTTTTGCGTTGCGAGTGTGTCCAGCCACTTGGGAAGCGAGAGCGTTTTCTTCACGGATTTTGCGTTATACATACGGTCGTATGCGAGCTTGTCAAACGGCACCATAACGGCGAATTGGTCACGCTCAAGCGGCAAATCCTGCGGGAGCGAAGGGGCGGGGTAATCGGCGGGAGAAACGTCTTCGAGCATCAGTCCGATTGCGTCCTGCGCCATCGTAAGCGCCTCCTCCATCGTTTCCCCCTGCGTCATGCAGCCGGGAATGTCGGGGATAAAGACGGAATAGCCTGTTTCCTCTGTCTGGAAAATTGCAGGGTAGAAATAAATGTGCTTCATGACTTTCCTCCGTTCTGTAAGGGCTTCAGTCCCGCTTCCTTGAGAAGCTGCTGCTCGATGCCCTTCTTGAGTTCCTTTGCGTGCATCGGGACGCTGAGTGTGATGTTGCACGCGGGATGATGATATTTTTGGTGTGAGCCGTTGTTGCTCTTGATGTAGATGAATCCGTGCTTCTTCAGAAGACGAACCATTTCTTTCGGCGTCATCGGCATAAGCGTGCCCTCCTTGGAAGCATTATACGTCATATTACGTACAATCGCAATAAAATCTTATTTGAAGGAGCTGATATTTATGGACTGGGAACAAATCGGATTTATGGTTGGCGCTCCACTTGGAGCGAGATGGGGAAATAACTATATCGAGCGTGGCAGGAATAAGGCACGCGATATCCTCGCGGGGATTGGTGACCCGAATGCGGAGGAACGAAAAAGAGCGCAGATGATTGCGGACGCGCACTACGGCAACGGTCTTGTCGGGCAGAATCCCGAAACGCTTCTCTTGCAAGCAAAACGGGACTGGATGCAGGCGGACAATGATGCGCAGTACCTCCTCGATAATGGTTATGCGGAGGATTCACCCGATGTGCAGAAGTTCCGTGCGATACAGGCGAAAGCGCACGGGAATGCAGAGTTTCTGCGCGGTCTCGGCAAGAGCACGGGGGTTGACCTTACCAACGTTGGGACGGGCATGGGGCTTGCCGATCTCAAGGACGCTGTGAATCGCGGGATTGCACCGATGATGTATCAACAGTACCCACAACTTCAAGAGCAAATGGAAAAGCGGAACACATGGGCGGGACAGACGGCGCGGGATATCCTCAATGGACAGATCGGACAAGGGGTTACGCCGATTGCACCGATATCCAATCAGGCGGACCCACAGCCCGTAAACCCGCAGCCTGTGTCCGGTGTAGCACCCATGACACCGCCCGCCGCACAGATCGGCGGCTATGCGCCGCAGGGAACGAGCCTCATCGGCTTTCATCCGAATGCGGGTTTCGGCATGCAGGGAACCGCAAACCCTATCCTGCCCGACCAAAACAATTCCCTTGGTCGGGCTATCTCGGGGGCTGATGTGTTCAAATACCTTCAGGATCGCGGCGCGATTCCGAAGGAGCGGACATACGCGGAGGAAGTGGAGGATATTGCAAAGGCGTTTGCACAGCAGCGTGCGGCAAAGATGGACGACCGTGAGATACGCAAATACCTCAAGGAGAGCGGCGTTCCGACTGATGTCGCGAAATTCGTCATGGCAGAGCAGAAACAACAGCACCAGGAGCAGATGAAGAAGAACGCCCTCGCGCAGGCGGCGGCAGCATCCTCTTCGCCGCAGATGGCGTATCTAATCGCTGCAGCGGCAGCAGACCCGAATACGAAGCTCTCGGATATTTCTGGGCTGATCAATGCAACGAATCCTGATATGAAGTTTGAAACCATTGACCTCGGCGGCACCAAAGTCGCTATGACGCGCGATGCAAAAGGGCGCGTACAGGGCGGTGCACAGGCGCTTCCGGTGACGCTTTCGCCAAATGAAATGGCGCAGCTGCAGCTGGGTTATGGAAGACTGAACAAGGACTACTACGGAATTGACACGCATGCACAGACGGCGCGAGATGTGGCGAACATCAACGGACAGTATAGTCTTGCCCGTGCCGCTATGTCGGGGAGAGGGAAAGGCTCTGACAGGAAGAAGAGTGAAGCCGCAGAGAAAATAGATTCCATGTACGGCAATCAGTTCAACGATGCGTATGAGCTTTGGAACAAAGAAGGCGAAGTCTCGCGTGAAGATATGGGCGCAGTTGCGGACGCATTCAATGAAAGCGTTGAGAAGGGGATTGCTGACGGCACGATCAGCTCGGATGACGCAACGTATTTCCGTGACAGGAGTAATCTTGTTCAGCTCATGTATGCTGCTCGCTTTGGCGAAAAAGAAGCAGCTCGTAGGATTTGGAGTAATTTCAGTGACGACTACCTCAACGATACTAATAATCCAGATTACACGACACTGAACGATATTTACCAATGGCTCTCCGGGCAGGACGCGGGCGAAAAGGCTCATGTACAGAACACGTTGCCCGCAGCACGGGGAGGCTATCGTCCTGTTGGATATGAGAATTCAGGTGCGTGGATGTACCATTAGGTAAAGAAGGAGAACAAACATGGCACAAGTCAGCCGCGAAGGCTTTGAACGAAATCGAACATACAACTATGTGAGACGCACGCCAGAACAACTTGACGCAGGGCGACATATCGGCGAAGAACCGCGCGGGCTGCTTGGAAGCGCTTGGGATAATCTCTGGGGCGGCATGGAAGGAATGGTCGGTGGTCTTGCGGATACGGCGGGCACTGTGCTCAAGGCGCAGTATGCAGAGGGGCGCGCAAGTCGTCCTGCTGGGCTGTTCGGTGGATTCCTCGTTGATCGTGCGATTGACCTCAACCAGAGTGCGGCAGAGAATGCACGGCGGTCAGGCGTACGGAACGAATACAGCGATATGGGAATCCTCGACCGTCTCACCAGTCCCTCTTACTTGTTTGACCCGCGTGGGCTTACCGCAGAGGTGTCCAACATGACGGGCAGCATGATTCCGTTTATGCTGATGAGTGCAGCCATGCCGGAGTTCGGTGCAGCGGGTGTCGCAGGACTCATTGGCAGAGGTCTTTCCCGTATTGGTGCAAATAAGATTGCGGGACTGTTTGAACCCGGCGGTGCTGTCACGGGCTTTCTGCGGGATGGCTTTCGTTGGGCGCCCACGGGTGTTGCCGATGCAATGTCGAATGCGGGCGAAGTGGCGGAAGAAATGCGCCGACAGGGCTATACAAATACGCAGATTGCTGATCGTATCGGCAGTGCCATGTCATACGAGCTTCCCTATGACGTTGTATCACAAGGCTTATTTGGCGGCTTCCTCGGCGGGAAAGGCGTGCGCAAGTTTGCCGAAGGCGGCGGCATTGGTCGCAACATCGCCGCGAATACTGCGCTTGGCGGGTTTGAAGCGCTCAACGAGGCAGGACAGGAATTTGTTCAGACACAGGCAGTGGAACAGGCGCTTGGCAAACCCGTCGGCACATTCATGAATCCAACGGATGAGGAGCGCAGGGCATTTGACGCCGCCTTTATTGGAACCCTTCCAATGGTTGCAGCAGGCGGCGCTCGCAACGTAACAAAGAACTGGCTCAGGGGGAAGGCGGAATCGGCACAGTCTGAGCTGCAATCGTCGGCACATGTGAAAACTTCGGGCGATGAGAATATCGACTCTCTCATCGCACAGGCGGCGGAGAAGTACGGCGTTCCCGTGAACCTCCTTCATTCCGTCGCACAGACGGAATCGGGCTACAATCAGGGCGCGAAGTCTGAGGCGGGAGCAATCGGCATGATGCAGCTTATGCCCGATACGGCAGCAGGGCTTGGCGTTGACCCGAATGACCTTGCCGGCAACATTGAGGGCGGTGCGAAGTATCTGCGCGAGATGCTCGATACCTTTGACGGCAATGTGGAAAAGGCGGTCGCTGCGTATAACGCTGGTCCGAATGCAGTCAAGAAGAACGGTGGAATCCCGCCGTTTGAGGAGACGCAGGACTACGTGCGTAAGGTCATGGGAGGACTGGACGGCTATGATGCCTCCGTCCCGCAGCGTATGCGCAGCCTCCTTGAGGACGCAACGCAATACCTCGGTATGACGATGGACAACGGGGAGAACGGCTGTGTCGAAGCCGTAACGAAGATCGGCGCAAAGTCCTGCCCGTTCCTTGCACAGGAGCTTTCCAATGGCGTTGTCAATGTTGATCGGCTCGTTGCAGATGCAGGGAATAACGTCATTCCGTTTGACCCCAACCAACTGGAAGAGGGGGATGTGATCGTCTATGGCGACGAGAGCGACCCACAGCGCCATGTCGTTCTCTATGACGGAAAGGGCGGATATATCGGTAACTCTACGGAGCAGAACAAAGTTGTCCAAGGTGCGGACTATAACGCGATGGGCGCATGGGCGCCGACGAAGATCATCAAGACAGGCGCACAGTTTGATGGTGCTCATTCTGCTGCTCCCGTGATGCCGGACTTCACAGGACTCATCGCAGACGAAACGAACATTAAGGAAACGCAGGAGGCAATTCAAAAGCTCATCGACACAGATACGATGACCCCTGAACAGCACGCTGCAATTTTGCAGGCGGCGGAGATGGCGCGTGACACGCCCATCGGAAGCGGGACAGACCCTGCAGCGGAAGCGGAGAGTGTGAACGAATGGCAGCGGCTCATTGACCGCAAGGACGCAAAGGGAATCTTCGAGAAAGACCCGAAGCGCATTGTTCAGCACTTGCAGCGGCTTGAAAAGACACAGAAGATGCAGCGGACGCGGGCGGCAATCGAGAATCAACAGCAGATCGAGGCGACAAACCAGGCACTTGCAACGGTGCAGCAGGCGCAGAGCGCGCAAAGCGCACAGACAGTACCGACACAAGGAGATGCGAGCGTTCAGCAGATCGTTCCGGAACAGACCGCACAGTTGGTGACGGACGGGCAGATATCCCCGACCATCCCGCAGGCTGGCGATATGCAAGGAACAAATGCGGCGCAGATGAGCGCACCAATCCAGCCCGAAAACGTCATGCAGAATCCGCAGATGGTACAGGGGACGGATGGACAGGTCGTTCCACAGAATAACCATGCGGAGAATGTGTTTGATGCACCTGTTCCACAGAACGCAGGGAATAGCGCAGTTTCTACACCATCGGAGGCGCTTGCGGCAGGGATTGCACAGGGGACAACGGATACGCAGCCAATGCCTCAACCGATGGAAACACAGGCGAATATGGATGATGTTCAGCAGGCAATCCTGCAAAGAGAGGTGCCTCTTCTCTCCATTCCTGCATACGTACAGGCACGGCAGAGTGGAGACTTGAATACTGCTGCACAGATCGCACAGCAGGCGGGTGCAAACGATGTGGCACAGCTCTATGGAATGCTCCTTGCACGCAGGAACGGGCAGGCGGCGAATGTTACGCCGTATGCGCCGCAACAGAAGACTCCACAAGCGGCGGCAGTGCCTGTGAAAGCACCTGTCCCCGTAGTCGGAGTGCGTCCCAATGTCCCTGTGAAGCTGCCTGACAAGATTGAAGCGCGACGGGCGCTTGGTATATCGCTCAACAAGTTTATGACGGATAACAACCTCCAATTTGCTCAAAGCGGCAGACTTGATCTTGTGGCAGGACGCGGACAAGCAATCCGTGCGGCGGACAAGAAGATCACGGCATGGGAGGAGAAACGTGCCGCACAGGAAGCTCAAGCGGCGCAAAGCGGAGCAGTAAATACCGCTCAGACCGCGCAGGAGGGCGCACAGGGTACGCAAAACACCGTGCAGGATAGAATGCTTGCGCAGCATAGTGCAGAGCCTCAAAACGGCTCTAAGACGGTCAGGGAGAAGTCTGCCCAAAATCAGGGCAATAAAAAAGCCGCCGATAAGGGCGGTGTTGTTGTTGCGGGGGACGAGTTTGGCGCATACAAGAACATCAAAGAACTGCGGGAAAAGGCGCTCCAATACTACAAGGAGCATTTGCAGGGGACGAGTGTTGAGAATGCGCTTCTTGGAGAAATCAATATTGATGATGTCGGTCTTGTCGAATTTACTGGCTCCGGGAAACGAGAACTGAAGAACAGCAGTGCCAAGGAAGAAAAATTGTTGCTGGTAAAACATCTTCCTGAACTCATTCGTGACGCGACCGATATATCCGGGAAGAAATCGTCGAAAGAGAATCATCCCGGTGAATATTTCTATTATCTCCACACGGCGGCCGAGATCAATGGGCAAACAACACCTGTTGAAATTACACTTGTCAAGAGGAACAACGGTGCGATTCAGTACTACAATCATACCTTGCCGACGTTGGAAAAGAGCAATAAAAATGAAGGCGCATCCGTATCTACGGAACCAGAATCTCTTAACGAGCCCTCGGCATCTCCGTCCATCCATGCGCCTTCTTCTACCTCAACTATATCATCTGAGGCGGAAGAAAGCAAGGAAAAATCGCTGAATGATAACGAGCGTGAGGCAGTCAAGGGACTGAGTGCCGATGCGAAAAACGTCTACCAGTTGGTACGTGACAAGCTCGCAGGGATGAAGAACAAGAAGGTTGCGCGTGCTGCATCTGCGGGCGCTGTCCTTCTTGCGCGTCATGCGGACATCATCGCCCGTAAAGTCCGTGCTGCGCTCGGTACGCCCTTCACGGCGATGGACTACTACAACGAATGGGTTGCCCTGCGATACGGCGGGGAAGAGAGCGGGTTTACGCAAGCGGCGATGAAGAAAAGCGACGCGACGAGTTTGTCTGAGTTCAGCCGACAAATGCGCACTCCCGAGGCGGGGAGTGGAAGCCGTAAGAAGACGTTCCTGCGGATCACAGCACCGAGCGGCGCCTTTGTGGATGTCGCGCAGGATGATATGATTCACATGCACAATCATCATCCCGAAATGACGGATGAGGACTTTTCTATCATTCAAGAAAACATGGAAAAATTTCTGCGTGTTCATCAGGATAAGACGGGCAAAGGAGATTATGGCGGGGAGACTGTTCTTTGCAAAATAAAAACGCCGCGCGGAGTTGCGGGCGTATCTTATGAACTTCTTCCTACGGGACGGATTTTCCTAAAGACGGCGTTCTTTGACAATGAAAACGGTATTGATAACTGGATTGCGAAGAACGGCACGAGCAAAGACCTTATGTATGCGGACACAGAAAAAAGAGGCAACGCCGCGTCCATGCTTACAGGTCACCCCAGCCGGACGGCAGATGCCGCCGACAGCCTGACTCCTTCGGTCGCTCAACCTCTTTCACTTTTTATGATACAGGAGCGAATCGGGATTGTCAACGGAGAAAAATTCAACCAGTCGGCATGGCATGGCTCGCCGCATGATTTCGACAGCTTTGACCTCGGTGCAATCGGCACAGGCGAGGGCGCACAGGTGCACGGCTGGGGATTATACTTTGCGCAAGACAGGAAGGTGTCAGAGGAGTATAAGGAATGGCTGGCAGGGAAGCATATCTCCTATGATGGCAAGCCTATATCGGCGTATACGGGAGACATTCGTCAGGCACTTACAGCACTGGAGAAGCGGATTCAACCGAATTTTACAGAGGATATTCCCACACAGATCATTGCCTACCGAAATGAACTGGCGCAGAACGTGCGCCGCGCGAGGGTTCTTCTTTCGGCAATTGATGTAGAGCTTGCAAAAGATGAAGACAGCCCCCCCGCCACGTTGGCGGCATTACGGAAAGATGCGTCCGCACGGATCAGAGAGATCATTGATTCTGCGCCTCCGCTCCGTAACGGCAGACGGCGTAAGGTGGCGGATGTAATGCAGTATCTCAGAAACGAGCAGGAGAGGTATCGCATGTTTATCCGGAATGCTGAAGTAATCGTTCAGCAGCTTCAACATATTGATTCAAGTAAGGTGGGGGCAGGAAAAGGTAAGCTCTTCGAGGTCGAAATCCCCGACAACGATGTTCTTCTCGACGAGCAGAAGCCGTTCAGAAAGCAACCTGCTTTCGTGCAGGAACGACTTGAAAAACTTTTCGAGCAGATGCCTGAGGACGATCTTATAGAAATAGGTGCTGAGTACAGTATCAATCTTGCAAGCCTATATGAGTATAAAGAAGAGGCAAGGGACGACGAAAAAGCTCTTGCCAACTATGAGGCGCTTTATGCAACTGTTGTTCGCGCAGATTCTATCGCCCGGCATATGCTCCGTGGTATGTCTGACGGAGAGTTAATATATAAAGCGATTGGGGAACTTTTAAGAAAAGGGGGGCAAGAAGGGAAGCCTGAACAAATATCTCGGAAACTCAATGAATATGGTATCAAGGGAATTACCTATGTCGGCAGTCGTGACGGTCGCTGCTATGTCATCTTCGACGATAAGGCGATCCAGATCATTGAGAAATTCAATCAGCAGATGAATGAGATCATCAAGGGCACGACACAGGATGTTCGTGATGGGCAGCGCATTGTGTCGCTCTTTGAGGAGGCGGATGAATCCACATTCCTTCACGAGATGGGGCATCTCTTCCTCCTTGACCTCGAACGCCTTGCAGATATGTCGCCGACGAGCGCACAGGAGCTTCAAACCGTCAAAAAGTGGGCGGCGTGGAGTGAAGGACAGGCAGAGGAATACAAAGGCGCGCCTTTTGCTGCCGAGTTTGCCAAGCTGGACGCGGACATTCGCACCGCACTCAAGAAGGGCGATGAGAAAACTGCGAATGAGCTCAAGCGGCAGTGGGAGCACGAACGCTTTGCCCGTGGGTTTGAGATGTATCTCAAGCACGGCGAAGCCCCGACCAAGGGACTCCGTGCCGTATTCGCGAAGTTCCGTGCGTTCCTTCAGCGTGTATATCAGGCGTTCACGGGAACGGGCGGCAGAGCGACGGCAGAGGTTGAGGCGGTCATGGCTCGTATGATCTCGATCGAGGACTCATCCGATCTCTCTGCATATCCGCAGGGGAAGAAGACGAACGTCTATACCGACAGTGGTAAGAAAATTCCTGTGCAGTACCGCGTTGTATCTGCCGATGATCTCATCGCCTCGCATGATGCAGGAGCACTTGAGATCAATCCCGGCTATCCTGCGGCGTTGCAGCCGCGTGACCGTGAGCGTGTCATGATGCGTCAGCAGGTGACGCGCATGTCGAATACCTTGCGCCCCGAAGACCTTGCCGATGGGCGCAATCTCAATCAGGGAGCACCGCTCATTCGCAACGACGGCGTTGTCCTCAACGGCAACGGGCGCACGATTGCCATTCAACGAGCACAGGTACGAAACAAAGAACGTGCTACGGCGTACCGCGACTATCTCATAGAGAATGCGGCAACATTCGGACTTTCCAAAGAGGAGGTTGAGAGCGTCAAGAATCCGGTGCTCGTTCGAGAGGTGCAGGGTGACATTTCCGATGTACTGATGCAGGATATTATCGGCTCGACTACGGGCGGGGCGCGGATGGGTGCAAGCGAAGCCGCACAGCAGGACGCGGAGAAGATCACCTATGCCATGCTGGACGCTTATGTTCCGAATGATAAAGGGGATCTCACGACTGCCGCAAACCGCAACTTTGTCGCGGGTATTCTGCATAAGGTTGTCGGCAACGGCGAAATGAACGCATACCTCGACAAGGACGGCCATGTCAACGCCGATGGGATTCAGCGTGTGAAGCGTGCGCTCTTTGCCTGCGCCTACGGGGATGATGAACTTGTCGCCAAAATGTCTGAAAGCACGGATGACGACATTCGCAACGTCAGCAATGGCATGATGGCAGCTGCGCCGATGATGGCACGTCTTTCTGTCAAGAAGGGGGTGTCCTACGTCAAGGAGCTACAGGATGCAATCGGCGCGGCGGTGAAGCAGCTGGATGCTCTGCGTGCAAGCGGTGAGAGCGTCAAGGACTACCTCGGCGCACAGTCGATGTTCGCAGAATACGAGGACAGCGACGAGATGCGCTTCATACTGGGGTTCCTTGACGAGAATAAGCGCAGCGGCAAGCGGATTGCGACGTTCTTCTCACGTGTGGCAACAACTCTCGACAAGATGGAAACCCCGAGCGGGAATGAGCTTTTTGACGCGGAGACGCCGTCTCTCATGGATGTGCTTGAGGGGGCGAGAGGATACGCCGAGAATGGAGGACAGGAAGGGCTGTTTGGGGAAGAAACGGAAAGTGTTTCCGTTGCGGAGAGTATAAAACAAGGGGCGCAAGCAGTAGAGCGCGTTCTTTCCGGTCATCAAGATGTTCCAAATGCAATGTATCGCGATGAGACAGGCGGTATTGATTTTGTCTATGGCGAGGCTGGGAATCCTGCAAAGAAATATGCAGGGGGCTATGGAATAGCGCATATCCTCGCCAAACATGGGCAAGAAGCCGTCGATATGATTCCTACGGTCATAGCGAAAGGAAAAGCAATACAGAAATACAACGATCGTATACACTTCAATTTTGGAGATTATACGGCGGTTGTACGCCTTGACTTCGATGGAAAAAAGAAGACGTGGCTTGTCACGAACTTTGAGAAATACGCAAATAAAAAAGATTCCCCATCGGCAGAAGACTTCGCACGCTCTGCCGATAAATCCAACGGTGCGCGTTCTACCGTCGGAGGGAATCTTTCTTCTGTCTCCACTATAGCACAGGAGGGGGCAGAAGGCAAGCAAGAATCGACGCTTGAAAACATTTTGCAGCTCGCACCCGCGCTCAAAAAAGCAGCACTGGAATACGGTGCGAAGGATGAGCGCGGCAAAGTCACCTTTGCCGATGAGGACCGCAAGCAGGAGTTCCTAAAGGTCGCAAAGGCACTTCTCAGCGCGGGAGAGCGCAAGTTCTCTAAGGCGTGGCATGGCTCACCGCATGACTTCGACGGCTTTGACCTCGGTGCAATCGGCACAGGCGAGGGCGCACAGACGCACGGTTGGGGACTGTATTTTGCGCAGAATCGGGAGGTGTCGGAGTGGTATAAAGATGTATTAGGGGAGGTTCAACAAGCAATTATCCACGCCGGCGATAAAAAAACGTATGCCATGCACCCTGACGGTTATCGCGTAGAGAGGAATAGCGGCAAACCACTGAAAGAAGGTTCTTCAATTGAAATCGCGCTTTCTGCGTTTGAGGACAGCAATGCCAATGTAAAGCAAGCAATCAGAGAGACTGAGGAATATCTTGAAAGAATGGAGCGTATAAAAGATACTGATGTGCGTGAAAGAAACAAGGACCTCATACGCGAAGCTCTGAGAATTTTGCAAGAAGAAGCAGATACATGGAATTTGGAAAAGAAAAAATCAAGTCTTTTTCTTGTCGAAATTCCAGACGATGACGTTCTTCTAGACGAGCAGAAGAAGCTTGTAGATCAGCCGAAAATTGTTGCATTGCTCGAAAAATATGCAGAAAAAATAGGTGACTGGTCTTTTACGCTCGAAGAAGTGCCGGACTATACAGGAAGAGATTTCTACAAGTATATTTCCGACGTTGAAGGTGGGGATAAAGCCGCCTCTGAATATTTGAACTCAGCTGGAATCAAGGGAATTACCTACGTCGGCAGTCGTGACGGTCGCTGCTATGTCATTTTCGACGACAAGGCGATCAAGATTCTGGAGAAATTCTCTGCCCGCAGACAGGAAGCCCTACAGGAAATGCTGGACGGTATCCGCCTCATCCCTCCGACCCGCGTCAGCCCGCGCAAGCGTGTTCTCGTGGACTGGGGGCGTGAGATGGGTGTGCCCGTTGTATTCTTCAAGGGCGACCCGTCCCTGCATGGATTCCATCAGGATGGTGTAACCTTCCTCAATGTGGACAGTGAGATCACACCGCAGTGGACGTTCTGGCATGAGGCGATGCACTGGATGAAGGCGAACAATCCCGACATTTACAGTGACCTCGTGCAGGAAATTCGCGGTGCAGAGGGGTTCACAAAGAAGCAGCTGGACGCATACCGCAATGAGATCGGTGCGCCGAACATGAGTGACGCGGATGTGATCGAGGAGATGGTTGCGGACGCGCTGCCTGACGCACGCCGTCGTGTTCCGATTTTGCAGGATATCGGGAAGCGCGATACAGGACTCATTCAGCGTCTTGTCGCATGGATTCACGATGTCATGCGCCGGTTCCACGACCATTTCTACACGCCGAAAGGAGGACTAACAAGTCTGCAACGGCGGGCGATGGTGCGAGCATTCGGCAATCTCGTGTTGTCAATCAGAGACGCAGATGGGAAGCCGATTTTCCGCGTTGGATACGAGGGGGCGCGCATCATACTGCACGACAAGAGTCCTCTGCCTGAGGTGAAATATTCGCAATCCAACAAGGCGATGCGCTGGATTGCGGAGCACCCATTCAAATATGACGAGTCTCGGACGATGGATGAGAACATTCAGCGGGCGGAGCGTCTTGCACAGGAGTATCTTGACACGTTCGGGACGACCGACCAGATCAATACGCCTGCACGACAGCAACTCCGCAAGCAGATTGCGGACAAACTCTACGGAAATGGGGCGAAGAAAAAAGAAGGTAAGGTGTGGCTTGTACTCGGCGTGCCTGCATCGGGGAAAAGCACGTTCTCCGACCCGTTGGTTGAGCGCGAAGGTGCGCTTTTGATTGACAGTGATGAGGCAAAGAAGCTGTTGCCGGAGTTCAGTAACGGGCTTCTTGCTGGGGCGGTACATGAGGAGAGTGCAAATATTGCAGAGACGGTGTTTTCAAGAGCAATGACGAATTATGACAACATGGTTCTCCCGCTCGTCGGGAAAACGATGCCGAAATTGCAGGAGAAGATCGACAAGCTGAAAGAGGTAGGCTATGAAGTAAACCTTATTTATGTCGACCTCCCCGTCGAAAAAGCTATTGAACGCACAAAAGCGAGATTCCGTCACACGGGACGGCTTGTTCCTCCCAACTATTTACGTAAGGTGGGATTGAAGCCAAAGGAAAACTATGATAAACTAAAGGTGACAAAGGAGGTAGATTCCTATGAAGCATGGGACAGTGACGTTGCCAGAGGAAGTCATCCACGCCTTATTGAATCCGCCGCACGACCCAAACAAAAAGCGTCCTCCTCTGGGTTGGGAGGACGAGGACAGCACACACGATCACTGGATGAAGGCGGCGGACGCGGCAATAGCAGCGAGAAAAGCCGCAGGTCTGCTCTAAGCAACAACAACGAAAACCGCTCTGACAATCGGGGCGGTTTTTCTATGCCCAAATTCTCCACCAACACGCAGGAAAGCTGCAAGGGTAACTTCAAGTGGCTCACGGGTGCAATCCGCAGGTTTGTCGGTGTGGCACCTGCGGACAATCTCGAACTGCCCGGTCGTCCGACACGCGAGGTGATTCTCTCGCCGCAGGAACTTGAGCGGCGCGTTAAGGAGCGGTGGATTCAGGAGAAGAACATTATCTCACAGGAGAAGCAGCCGGATGGAAAAATAAAGGTGACATACTATCCCGATACGCATGATGTTGGCTATGCTGATTGGGTGAAGAGCGTGCGGCAGGTGGCAAAGCGCAACCCGTTTGTTCAGGCGCTCTATAAGAGAGCGCGCGCTGCGATGAAGAAGCAGGAGCACTTACGCAACGAGTTTGGCAAGACACTCAAGACTTTTGCAGATCTCGTGAAGAATCCGGAGGACTTGAAGACGGTATCTACAATTCTCTGGTTGGGCGACGCGAAGGGGAAGGTTTATACCGATGCGGAGCTGCGGTCAATGGGTGCGAGTGAGAATGCCATCAAGGCGTATAAGCTTGTCCGTGAGGTGCTTGAACGGGCATACAAGATGCTCAATGATGCGCGTATGCAGGTGCAGACACGCTCACAGACAATGGCGGTAGAGTCCGTTGAGACGTTCAAAAAGAACCACTGGATTAAGAACGAGGACGTTATCAGTGTTCAGCCACACAGGGGCGGACAGGTTCTTTTGACATGGAGAGGAGGAAAGACTTACGACACAAAAGACAAGGTGATAACTGCCGAGGCGTTGGAGCTGATGAAAAAAGATGATGATATCATCGTTACGCGTGCTACACCGCTCAGTCCGACACAATACGGAGAAGGAATGTACGAAGTAGACTATGTGGAGCGCATCAGACCGATTCACAGACTCACGGGCTATATGCCGCATTTCTTCCACGAGTGGATGGTATATGAGAAATACCAAGACCCAAATACGGGACAGACTCGCTATACAACCATCGGCAGTGGGCGCACGATGAACGAAGCTGTGAAGATCGGCAACGAGAAAGCGGCAAAGAATAAGGACAAACAATATGTCCTGCGCCCGAAAGGCTTTGACCTTGGCGTGGAAAACTCCGTCGTGATTGGTGATATGGACTTCGCGCAGATGACAAAGAAGCTGGCAGAGAACACCGAGATGACTCTTACGGATGCACGCACATTCTTACAGGAGGATGTTGGTGTGAGCCTCAAGTCGCGTCATCGTTTTTTGGGGAACGCCATGAAGCGTAAGGGGGCTGACGGCTTTGATAAAGATGTTATGTGGGTGCTCGCGCATTACCTCAACAGTACCGCCCGTTATGTCGCAATGGAGGAATTCAAGCCGTGGGCGATCAGTATGTACGAGCGTTTCTTCGGGGCGTTTGATCGCAAACCGCCAAATCTCACAGCAAAATATTGCCAAGACCTCATCAATGATGTGAACGGCAATCCACGAGGTGTAGAAGTATGGCTCAACGATCTCATCAATAAAACATGGCTCGGCAAACATGTTGCGGACAGCTTCGGCGACCGTGTTGCTCTTGCCATCAACGGTGAACTCTCAACGTGGAATGCAATTACAAAGCTGGGCCTTTTCAACATTGCCTCTGCGGCGGTCAACTTCTCGCAGTTCATCAATATTGGTGCTGCGCTCAATGACTACGGCTATGCAGCACAGGGATTGAAGCGTGCGCTCAATCCGTCTGCTCTGGATGAGAAGATCATCGAGGCTTCGGGGCTACTGGATGATATCAATATGGCTGATGACAACGGCGGCTATACACAGCGACGCGGCGGCAAGGTGCGTGGCATCTACAGCGGTGTCAAGAAGGGCGGCGAATGGACCCTTATCCCGTTCCAGAAAGCCGATACTCTTATGCGCAAGGCGGCCGTGCTTGGCGCATATTATCAGGGGATTGAGCAGAAGGGGATGAAGACCGCACCGGGCGATGAACTCTCAGCAGAGGCGCTTGCCTATGCACAGGAGATCAACGATGACGCGAACTTCGACTACTCCTCGGCGAATGCACCGAATGCGTTCCGCTTAGGCTCGGTCGTCACGCAGCAGCTCTTCCAGTTCCAGAAGTACCCCATCATGCAGTTCGAGTTCATGTATAACATCATGAGGAATGGCACACGGGGGCAGAAGGTGCGGATGTTTATGCCCTATGTCATTTTCTGCGGCATCGGCGCAAGCATTCCGTTCGGCTCCCTGTTCAATCAGCTCTTCTCCTTCCTCTTTGGACTTGCTACAGGGGATGACGAGGACATTGCGCAGGATATCAAGGCGGAAGTGCTGCGCTGGGCGGGAAAAGACCCTGTCAAAAAGGCAATCGCGGAGACGGCTCTTTACGGCGTCCTTGCTCCGACCTTCGGTCTCGACATCTCGGGACGCATCGGCATGAGCAATGCGTTTGGCGGAGAGTTCTATGGCGCACAAAAACCTGAGAGTGTGGCGGGAGTGATTGGACAGCAGCTCGGCGGTCCCGCCGCGAACAGTATCTACAACATGCTCCATCAATTCCATGAGGGAAATCCCATTGAGGCGATGAAAGCTGTTTCTCCGGCATTTGGCAATGCGCTGCAAGCTGCGTTCGGCGTATCCCGTACCACACGTCACCGCGTGAATGCGCGCTATGACACGGCGTACGACAAGATCGCACATGCGCTTGGTTTCCGAAGCGTAGATGAGAGCAACAATGCGTTTATCATGAACTACGAGTATGAGCAGAAGTCGAAACTCACCCGCACAAAGCAGGAGGCGATTCAGGACTACCTCGATGACCCGTCCGACGCGAACCGCCGTACGATCAACGCCCTCGGCATTACCGACAAGCAGATCAAGGAAGCGCGGATTCAGCAGGAGCGCACAGCACTTGAGCGTGCAACAGAGGGGCGTCCGAATACATCAGGGAAGCACGGAGCGTCACGGAAGAGAAAGGAGGAAGCCAAGAGAGAGACGCTTTATGATACATTGGAGGATGAATAAGAAAGGAAGACCAGAATGAAAAAGATTTATACGGTCACAGGCAAGGTTACCTATCCAATGGGAGAGGACGTGAAGAACACAAGCTTCACCTTCTCCGATGAGGAGACGGGGGCAATGTTCTCGATGGATACGAAAGACCCCGTCGAAGCGGACGCTATTACGTACGGCGACAAAGTCGCGGTCGAGATCACAAAGGTTTAGGGGAAACAGCATATCGGGCGCACACATGAGGGAGTGTGCGCCTTTTTGATGCGCGGAAAGGAATGCGAAGGAGTAAGCAAAGGAGTGAGCAAAGGAGTGGACAGTATGATTCATGTGTTTCAGA